TTTCTATCATCCTTTCTATCATCCTTTCTATCATCCTTTCTATCATCCTTTCTATCATCCTTTCTATCATCCTTTCTATCATCCTTTCTATCATCCTTTTTATCAAATATTTCACATTCGTTAAATTCCGATTCAAAATCAAAGTATATGGATGGTTTATAGTAAATACAATTCTTACAAAGAGGAATATGTATATTTTTAAATAATTTTTCACAATTAATCAATGAAAATGATAATAATAACCATGTAAACTTCATTAAAATATATTATAGTATTTTATTTAAGTTTAATCAAAAATATTTTATTATTTTCTATTATTTCGTTTTTTCGTTTTATTTCTTCCATATTTACAATGTTGTTTTTGAGAGAAACCCTTGGGTCTTCTACAATTGATACTACGTTTATATTTTTGTGACCATTTTCCTCCTTTTAACCCGTATTTTACATTTGAATTATTATTCTTTGTTTTAGATTCAATCCATTCCATAAAAGAGTCAACTTCTCTTGATTTATTTTGAATATTACTATCTTCAAAATGTTGTACACTGATTCCTTTTTTAGATATGTGAATAATCGTTGGAAATGCAGATGGTTGTTTTATTTTATTTGAAAGTTTACCTGAAAAATTAGTATTTAAATCCGCAATAACGATATTTTTGTACTTTGGATTGTTTTTTTTATGTATCAAAATATTTTCTATTTTTTTCCATTCTGGACGTGTTTCATTACATGGTCCACAACCTTCCATATAAATTAATAAAAAAACGTCTTTTCCTGATTCTATTGCAGAGTTCAATTCACTCATTTGCGATTTCTGTTCTTCTAATTTATTGATATGTAAAAATTTCATTCTTATAATAATAAAGAGAAAATATATTATTATACTGATAATATATATTTATATAATATATATGTCATTTGGATATTTAACATTAAATACTTTTTTATTTATCATTGTATTTTTAATTGGATTATTTTTTTACGCAAAATGTAGCGATCCTAAATATGAAGAAGGATTAACAAATAACAATAATCTAGGACCAAGATGTCCTGATTTACTTATTCAAAAAGATTCCAAATTTTATTTGTATAACTCAAAAGTTGCAAGAGTACCTGGGGTTAATCCTGTAGAATTTGATAATTTAGAAGACTACACTGAATTTTTAGATTGGCAACGAAGTCAAGGAATAAGATGTCCTGTTTTATATTTACAACAAACCTTTGATGCACAAGGAAATCCTGTTTATAAAGTACGACCTAGTGTTTCTGATCCACAAGGTGGACTCCCACCTAGTATCAATATGCCTCAAGGAATTGCTAGTTCTTCAGGAGATGTAATTTTGGAAAGTACCTTAGGAACACCAAATACACCAGCTTATCCAAATCCAACACCTTTAGTAGATGCTACACGAAACGATCCACCATATAATACAAATTCTTATCCTGCTTATGATGAATCTTCGTATTATATTGGTACAACTACACCACTAGATGGAATGAATATTCAACAAGAAAAACAAACAGTTAGTCCTGACCCAATGGATCCAAATTGGGGTGGATCAGAGTATACACAGTCTTTAGTTGATAAAGGATATTATGCGGGAAATGAAGTTCAAATGAGAGTATAAAATAAAAAATAAAAAACAAATAATATAAATAGTTTTTACAATTAATATTATTTTATATATTTTATCTAATTTTTTATTTTTTCTATTTTTTTTTCTAATTTTTTTATTTTTTTCTAATTTTTATCCACAAATTTCATCACATTTTCTAATGCTGCTTTTGCTTGATTGAGTTTTACTATTTTATCTAATCCTTCGGACGGTTTAGATGCATCTATGTTAAGTGTAGTTTCTAACATTAAAGCATTTATTAAATCATCCATGTTTAAAATAGTCGTTTCATAATCGGAGCGATATTTACTTACTAATAAATTATCCGTTAATTTTACGGTTTGTGATTTTATATTGGCTGCATAGGTTGCTGCATTTCCTGCAACGCCACTTAATGAAGATGATACATTATTTCCAGAACCATCGGTTGTCATTCCTTCTTTCAAAGATAAATTACTAAATATCAAATAACCTACAAAACAAATTCCTAAAAAAATAAATAGATTTAATAATTCTTTTTTCATTTTATATTATATATATTTATTTTTTCAATAAATATTTTATAATATTTGCAGCACAAGTTTTATTAATTTTTCTGGTTTGACCTTTTACATTGGTATTACTAATATCTTTCAAACAATTTTCATCTTTTTCTAATTCTTTCAATAAATTTGGCAAGGTTTTAAATTTATCCATGATAGATAAAGCTGTAACTGAACTTATTCCAGGGATTTGACAAAGCATGATTTCCCCTATATTGTCTGGAGTAATGTTTTCTTTTTTAACTTTTTTAACTACATTTACATAATCTTTGTCACTTAGTTTGTTATTACATTCTTCAATTTCTATGCAGTCATTATTCTTTTTACATTCACAATTTTTACAGTCATTCTTTACACAGTCATTCTTTACACAGTCATTCTTTACACAGTCATTCTTTACACAGTCATTCTTTACTTCCTCTTGATTCACTGTTTTTATTAAATTATTACTACTATTATTGTTATTGTAAAAAGCTTTTTTATTATTTCTCTCTTTACTTAATTTTATCAATGAATTACAGATAAAAATAGCGGATTCTTCCAATGAAAAGGATCTTATTACTGAAAATCCTTTGTAATAATTAAGAGAGAAAATAGCAGAATACATCGTTAATTTTTCACTCTTATTATCCTTAAATCGGTTCATTTTATTAATGTCTCCTTCTACTAAATAAATAATATTATGATTATGATGATTTAATCCATTTAATCTATAAGACTGCTCTTCATAACGCCCATCTTTAATACTTGCAAGTAAATCATTCACTGATTTTCTCTCTATTACCAATTTCATTTCTTGATTTTCTTCATCAAAAATAATAATGTCTCCAATGGGTAAAGATTCTGTTTCTATCTTAATATCTTTAAATAATGGAATCATAGAAATTAGTGTATTTAGTTGCAGTAATAACTCTTTCTCTCTTACATCTAGTTGGATAATCATTTTAATAAATAATTAAATAAATTGTTATTAAATTATTTTACAGATAAATAGATAAATAGATAAATAGATATTTTATTAAAAAATAATAAAATACGATTAACCCATATTTCCACCAATAGTGGCACGATATCCGTATTTTTGTGTTTGAATAGTTCTATTAGGAACACAAAATAGAGGCATTGTTAAAACCGAACCTTTTAACATAGGATTATTTTGCATAAAGTAATAACCTGAACTTGGAGCAAGTCCAGCCTTTTTATTTCCTCCACAAACATTTGTTCTATTTACAATTGACGCTTGATTGCGTGCTGCTTTTCCACCACTCATATAAACCATTTTATATAGTATCAAAATATTTTATTTTAATTTTTAAATTATTCTAAATATTTAAATATAAAACCACCAGAAGTTTTTTGTTTTTTATATAAAACTGCCTTAATCATAATATAATATTTGTAACCAATATAAAGTTAATTTGTATAATATATGTATAAACAAGATACCTATTTTGAGATGACAGACTTTACACAGAGAAATGAATTTACACAGAGAAATGAATTTACACAAAGAAATGAATTATCCCAAAGAATCATTAATCATGATGATGACATTATAAAATCTGAGGAAGGGTTAATTTTTAATCCATACAATCCTCTAAATGCAAAGATTACATTGAATGAAGTTCAATCTATTCTTTCTAAATATAATATTCCATCCAATGTAGACAACATCGCTATTTATCAGCGTGCATTTGTACATCGTTCCTACACGAAACGTCCTAATTTTGAAAATATACAACAAAATATTACAATAGTAGAAAGACCACCTGATTGTTTGCCTTTAAGCAGTAAATCCAACGAACGATTGGAATTTTTAGGCGATGGAATTTTAGAAGCCGTAACGAAATATTACTTGTATAGACGCTTTCCTAAAGAAAATGAAGGATTTATGACTGAAAAAAAAATAGCCATTGTTAAAAATGAAGCCATTGGTAAAATAGCTTATGAAATGGGGTTACATAAATGGTTAGTACTTTCTAAACATGCTGAGGAAAAGAAAATTCGTACGAATTTAAAAAAACTAGGTTGTTTGTTTGAGGCGTTTATTGGAGCACTTTTTTTAGATTGTAACAAAATTGTAGTAAAAGATGAAAACAATTGGTTTCAAAATATGTTTGTTACAGGTCCTGGTTTCCAATTAGCTCAAAAATTTATTGAAAATGTCTTTGAAAAACATATTGACTGGATTGCTTTGATTCAAAATGATGACAATTATAAAAATATACTACAAGTAAAAATACAAAAAGAATTTAAAGTTACTCCACATTATGTAGAGATAGAACATGATGAAGATTTGGGTTATAAAATGGGAGTATACTTATGTCTTGGACAACCTATTTTTAATTTAACTCATAGTGATTCACTTCATATTTCATTATTTAAAACTTTTAAAACCATACATAACTATGTATTGGAAAATGGAAAAATATTTTTATTTATGGGTGAAGGTCAACATAAAATCAAGAGAAAAGCAGAACAAATCGCATGTAATGAAGCAATCACTTATATACGTGAAAATGGAGAATTAATAGAGGAATAAACAAATGATAATAATTTTATCAATACATACAATGATAAAAAGTTTTATATACAGATTATATAATCAATGAGTAATTTAGAAAAATTAAAACAAAAAATGATGATTAAACCAAAAGTTGAAGAGAGAGAAAAAGTTGCAGTGGTTATAAAAAGAGTAAATAATGTTTCTAAAAAGGCAAATTCTCCAATTCAAACTAATGAACAACGTGATAGAAATGAAGAAAAGGGGGAAGAGGAAAAAAAAGATAAAGAGAGAAAAAAAGAGAGTGAATTGAATGCACCAATCATTGTAGATGAAACCAATAAAGGGTTTGACCGTAAAACTCTTTTAGATAAATTAAAACAGAGTAAATTAATCAAAGTTTCTATGAAACCTGTAATTGAAATGAATGAAAAAATAAACGAAAAAATAGAAAGTGTTTCTAAAAAACCAGAAGAAAATATTAAAAAGGCAAAAAAAGTAACCTTGACAAAACAGACGGTGAATAAAGGAAAGCTGTTAGTTATTGAAGAAGATGAAGATGAAGATGAAGATCAAGATAAAGAAGTAGAGAGAAAAGAGGAAGAAGAGATTATTATTAAACCAACTAAAAATAGGTCTAGAATCACCGAAAAAGTTAAAAAAGGAGTTGCTATTTTAGGACCAGAAGTTATGGTTCAAATTGGTGACACTGATCTTACAGATCGCATTCCTATACGTAAGCCACCCATAAATATCAAAGTTTCTAGTTATTATATGAATAATCGCGAAATATTTGTTAATTTTATTAATTCTTTATTTGAACCTTATCGTAGAGAAATACAAAACAACAAGGAAAACATATCATGTGATGCCATTGGAAAAACAAATACAAATTTTGATCTTTTAACGCATCAAAAAATTGTTCGTGATTATATGAATATGTATACTCCTTATCGTGGTCTATTATTATATCATGGTTTAGGAAGTGGAAAAACTGCAACTTCTATTGCTATTGCTGAAGGAATGAAAGATTCTAAACGTGTTATTATTATGACGCCAGCTTCTTTACGTGCAAACTACGTAGAGGAACTTAAAAAAGCAGGAGATTTACTTTATAAAAGAAATCAATTTTGGGAATGGATATCCACAGATGCAAATCCAGAAACAGCTGAACCTATGTCTTCCATATTAAATTTGCCTTTGGAATACATTCAAAAATATCATGGCGCATGGTTTATCAATGTTAAAAAGAAAACGAATTATGAAGATTTATCCGATATTGATAGAAAAACATTAGATGATCAGTTAAATGAAATGATTAAAACAAAATATACGTTTATTAACTATAATGGACTAAGAACAAAACGATTAGAAGAACTCACCTCTGGGTTCACACGAAATCTATTTGATAATTCGGTTGTTATTATTGATGAAGCGCATAATTTAATTAGTCGTATTGTAAATAAAATTAAAAAAGAAAAACCAATTGAAGAAAATGAACGTGGAGAGAAAGAACATTTACCCATTAGTTTATCCGTCAAATTGTATGAATTTTTATTAAGTGCAAAAAATGCTAGAATTGTTTTATTAAGTGGTACTCCAATTATTAATTATCCAAATGAATTTGGAATACTTTTTAACATTTTACGAGGTTATATTAAAACATGGAAAATTCCATTAAATGTAAAAACAAATAAAAAAATAGATCAGAAATCTCTTCAAGAAATGTTGTTGGGAGAGAAAACATTTGATTATCTTGATTATTCTGCTTCTAGTAAAATTTTAACTATTACAAGAAATCCATTTGGATTTAAAAATAAGATTAAAAAAGATTCAGGATATCAAGGAGTAGCAAATACAAAAAAAGATGAAAAAGGAAATACAACCTTTGAAAATGAATTTACAAATGATGAAGAATTTGAAAAAAATATTATGCGAATACTTAAACGTAATGATATTGATGTTTTAAGTAATGGAATAAAAGTAGAAAATAAAAAATCACTTCCTGATAAATTAGAGTTATTTTATAATAGATATATTGATGAAAATACAGGAAATTTGAAAAATGTAGACGCATTGCAAAGAAGAATTATAGGTTTATCCTCTTATTTCAAAAGTGCCCAGGAAAATTTATTACCAAAATATAATAAAATATTAGGTGTTGATTACCATATTGTTCGCATTCCAATGAGTAATTTTCAATTTAAAATTTATGAATCTGCACGACATGAAGAGAGAAAATCCGAAAAGCCTAAAAAACAAAATAAAGGGGATGAATTGAAAGAAATGTCTTCTACATATCGTATTTTTTCTAGACTTTTTTGTAATTTTGTGATTCCAAATCGTCCTATGCCGAAAGAAGTACGATTAGAAATATCTGGATTAAATGAAACAAAAAAGGGAGAGAAAGAAGGAGAAAAGGAAGGAGAAGAGAAAAAAGATTCTCAGGTTAGTCAACTTCAAGACATTTTGAAAGAAGCATCCAAGTTAGAAAACAAAGAAGATTTATCCGAAGAGAGAGAAGGTGAAATAGAAGGAGATGAACTCCTTGATAAAATAGGTGGAGAAACCTATAAAGCAAGGGTAGAGGATGCAATCAGATATTTAAAAGATAATTCAAATGACTTTTTAACACCAGAAGCATTACAAACATATAGTCCCAAGTTTTTACATATGCTGGAAAATATTAAAGATCCAGAATATATTGGTTTGCATTTGGTTTATAGTCAGTTCAGAACTTTGGAAGGAATTGGAGTGTTTACTTTGGTTTTAGATAAAAATGGTTTTACACGATTTAAAGTAAAAAAAAATAGTGCAAATATTTGGCAAATTGATATTTCACCAGAAAATAAGGGGAAACCAACTTATGCCTTATACACAGGAACCGAGACATCCGAAGAAAAAGAAATTATACGTAATATTTATAATGGGGATTGGGACTTGGTTCCTGATACGATTTCAAGTGAATTACAGAAAATTTCTAAAAACAACAATATGGGAGAAATTATTAAGATTTTAATGATTACATCTTCTGGTTCAGAAGGAATTAATCTTCGTAATACACGATATGTGCATATTATGGAACCTTATTGGCATCCTGTAAGATTAGAGCAGGTGATAGGACGTGCTAGACGTATTTGTAGTCATAAAAATTTGCCTGAAGCTTTACAAACCGTGGAAGTATTTATTTATATTATGACATTTACAGAGGAACAATTAAAATCTGATCATTCCATTGAATTAAAAAATAAAGATTTAAGTCGTTTAACTCCTAGAGTTCCATTAACAAGTGATCAAAATTTGTATGAAATTTCAGAAATTAAAGCAAATTTGACAAGTCAATTAACACAAGCCATTAAAGAGTCCGCATTTGACTGTTATATTTATTCCAATGGAAAATGTGTTAATTTTGGTGAGCCAACCAATAATAAATTTTCTTATGTCCCAGATTATGCAGAACAACAAAATGACACTACTGTTCGTGCTAATAAAGTTGCTATTGAATGGGTTGGAAAACCTGTAACCATTAATGGGAATGAATATGTTTATCGTAGAATTAGTAAAACATTACTTAACATTTATGATAAAGCAAGTTATGAAGCCGCGCTAAAAGATTCCAGTATCATTCCTTTACAAATCGGTACTTTAGAAACCAATGAAAAAGGGCAACAAGTTTTCAAACAAATTGGTTAATTAGTTAGTAATTTACTTTCTAATAAGTCCATTATTTTATTCATATTTTCATTAATTATTTCCATTTTACTTTTGATATCTTTTATTTCTTCTTGTAACACAATAATTTTATCTTCTGAATAATTCATATTATTATTATTACTGTTACTATTATTACTATTATTAATAATATCTTCATCTAAATAACTCACCTTTTTAAGTTTACTAAAAATATTTATTTCTTCCATATCATTTTTTACTTCGTTTCCCATTACTTCGTTTCGCATTACTTCGTTTCGCATTACTTCGTTTCCCCAAGACACATGTTTTTTATTTTCTTGACTACTATTTAGATCTATGACTTGACTCCTATAAATACTACTATCTAATTCTTCATTATTATCTATTTTAATGTATTTTAAATTAGGAGTATTATTAGTATTATTATTTGAAATAGTTTTTGATAAAATAGGAGTCAATTTTTCATTTTTAATAGATGTTTCTTGAGGTTTTGTAAAATTTTGTTGAGAATTTAAATAGTTTTTATTGATTTGTTCAATATCATAATTTCTTTGTGCAGTAATTTGTTTTATTTTTTCTGAAATTTCCCTAATAGGTTCTTCGTCTAATTTAATACTAAAATCTGGAACTGGAGGAACAGAAAGAGACATTGCATTTGTAAATTCACTTTGACGTTTACTCAAATCTTGTTCAAATTGACTTTGTCTGTTATTTTGAATTTCTTCATAGGTGATTAATATTTTTTCATCGGTTTTTTCTTTTACTATATTTGATTTTACAGGATACATGTTTTTTTTATTTTGACTGTTTATATAATTTAACATTAACATAATATATTTTTTATTCATATCAAATAAATTTACACATTTTTTGCTTTCACTTTCACAAAATCCAATAATATTCTCTCTAAAGATATTTAAAATATTCTCTACAAATATTTTTGATCCATTTTTAATCATTGTGTTTTCATCTGATAAAATAGTCCATAACAAACTTATATTACTATTTTTTAAAAATTCTGTTTTTAATGACATTTGATATACAATTATAAATCTATATTTTTATATAGATTTATATTTATAGAATTATTTATACTGTATAAATTAAATATGGTACTAAATAAACTAATACAATCATTATAATAATATTTGTATTATTAGTTTGTCCTTTCAAAAAAGATGCAATCAGTATAGAAGATATCATCATTGCACTATCTGCTAAAATAGCTTTATAACTCACTTCTTTTCCATAGTCTTTGAATATATCCATAATTTGTGATTTTCCACGAGGAATAGAAATAGATAATTTATAAAATAAAATATCATGTATTACTTGTATACAAACTGCTAAACCAATAAATTTGAATAGCGAATATTGTGTAAAAAAATAGGGGTAAAAAAAACGCGCCAAAATAATTCCAATAAAAATAATTAAAATATCCGCTATAACTGCGCTTAAATTTAATTCTCTATACCATACATTAAGTACTTTGGATTTAATAATACCTCCAATAAGTAAACAAATTACAATCATATCAGTTAATAACACACCATTAAAAATGGAAACATAATCACTTATATTATTAAAATCTGAAATGTTTTTGAAAATCATAATCTATATAGTATACCAGGATTTATATTTTTCTTATTATTTTTGTTTTAGTTTTTGTTTTTGTTTTTATTTATTTTATTTTAAGACAATTCCTAATATTCTCTGATACAAAAGAATTCCTGCATCTTGAATCGGTAAAATATAAGCATATGTGTTTCCTGTATTATGATGGGAATGCCATAATCCTGGTGGCGTAATAAACATTTCATTTTGTTTCCAATTTACTTTTATAGGATTAATAATATTTCCGTCTTCATCTAATTCATCACCAATAAGTGTATAAATATTTTCACTATCTGAACACAGAATACATAAGTCAAGAGCTACAGAATTATGTTTATGTGGTTTTTGAATAGTGTTAGGAGGTAATTCGTTATACAATGACCATAAGACAGGTGTAATGGTATTTACACCTATTTTTTCTGTGTCATCATTGCTTAACAATATTCCTTTGCGATTATTTTTCGGATTTGATTTTTTCTCTAAATTAGAAAGTAAAAATTCTTTTGAATAAATAGATGCTTTGAATATTTCTTTACTAGAAACTGCTCCTAAATAATTTAATAATGGACTATCATTAATATAATAAATATTTAGATCTTCTTTTCCTGTATTCATAATGGTAACTGCTTTAAAACAAGGTGAAATAAACAAATCACCTTCATCTAGATAAAATGAATCATTATTATCAGTTTCATCACTATTTATTATGTTACATTTTCCCTCCATAATATAAAATAAATGGGAAGAAGCATTTGTATTTTCTTTATGTAAAAAAAGATAATGACTATTTGGTTTTATCTTTATAAAACTAGCTAATAAATTTGGGGTAGTTGCTTTGTATTTTACATTATATATTTCAGAAAAATCAATAAAATTGATTCCGTACTCACAATCGGTAATAATTTTACTATATATAGGAACAGATTTTAATAGAGGATTTACATTCGTTTCGTATTCATATGCATGAATGTATTCAGACATTTAATAATAATAATAAATATAATATTTTATTTAATATTTATTTTTATTATAATATTTTTTATAATATTTTTTTAATATTTTTTATAAAGATTCATTGAAGTAAACTTTTCTAAAATGATTCATATATTCATCTTTTAAAATATGTGTTTTTAAATATTCTTCACTTGTTTTGTCTCTCAACATATTTACAATAAAGTAAATAGAATATATTCCACATTCTGTGTTTCCATATTGGTGTTCAATTCCCTCATTACTATCAAATTTAAAGTTTATTTTTGGCGTTAGCTTTATTCCTTGATCTTTTATACGATTTACTAATACCATCACTTGATTTGGTATTTTATCTCCTGTACTGTCAAAGAAAAAAATTTTCTTCTTTTTAATATTTATAAACATAGAAATCCAATGCTGTCCAGGCTTATCGTGAGGATCGGTATTAAAAATAATACCAATTTTGGTTTTTCCATTTTTAATTTGTTGTTCTAAATTAAAATTACATAATTCATCCCATACACATTCGCCATATAATTTTCTAGTATCAAAATCAATAGGTGAAGGACCTATAAAATCAAAACACTTGTAGGCTTTTTCATATTGTTTCATGACTTTCATAATATCTACACTAGATAACCATTCATTCGGATTTTTTTTCCATTCTGCAGGTGATTGTGGAGCAAATGAATCTATCAAGTCATTTTTTACATTCCCAAAGTCTTTATTCTGTTTTAACCAACAAGATTCTTTATTACATACATTACTTAAATATCCGGTTAGCTCTTGATGTATTTCTTTTGTATTGTTTGTATTTATTTTAGCATCTGGATGTCTTGCATTCCATAAATCTCTTAATTTATATAGTGATTTATTTGTATAACATGTAAAATTATTTAATTCATTTTTAATTTTTGGACTACATTTTACCTTTTGTAAATTTTTAAATTTGTTCTGTTTTTTGGTTACATTCATTTTTATATTCTTTTTTGTCTTCTTTGATTTTATTTTCCGTGTTATTTGTTTCACCATATTTATTATTGATATTTTTCTTTTTATCAGAAATAATAACTCCTTTATTCTTTAAAATAGGATCCGATAAATTAATATCTTTTTGTTTGGGTAAAATCATTTCTTCAGGTTTTTTAGTAACTATTCTTTGAACAAAATGATCTAAAGAAGAATTTGAAATATTTATAGAACGCATCATAAGTTTATCGGCTTCTTCTTTATACACTAAATCATCTTCTAAACCAAGTATCTTGTCTAAGGTTTCTGTTTCATTAAATGAAGTATATTCTGTTTGTAAAATATCATTGCTATCAATAGCTCTAAAATATTGGACACACGCATTTACATAAATATTGAAAGCGTATTCTACATCAGGAAACAAATTTTCGGGTTTTTCTTTTGATAATAATAACTCTTTTGTAAGACTAAAAATTCGTTTTCTGTAAAATTTTTTATCTTTTCTATTACTTATTTTTTCGGTTTTATTTATTAAAAATTTACTATATTGGCTTTTATTTAATAAACAATCTAAAGTTACTTGATTAACAAAAGCTTCTGACATAATATATATTTTATTTAAAATATATATTTTAACCTTACGATAATAAATGACTTTAATAATCTAACATGTTTGTTTTGTCATGTCTCTGATTTGTACTCTTGTAGGATTCATAAACATACTACTTCCTACTACTTTTGTATCCGGATTTGGATTAAAACTTTCAAAATGATTTGATTCAAATAATAGAGGATGTGTTTGTTCTACTTTTGCGTTTTCTGCTGTAAAACTAAAATTATATAAATCACTATTACTAGTTGGTACATAAACAGATTGACTACATTTCTGTAAAGCATATATTTGATTTCTTAAATCTGATTCTACATTTATACTGGATGCAAATCCAGACCATGGTGCTTGATTTGTTCCAGGATTGAATACATTATTCGTATTGTAAGTAGGCATTTGTTTTAATTTTACACTCAATTCTCTTCTAGGATCCACAATTGGTAAATAAGAATATTTTGTCATTACAGGTCTTACATCTAAATATGGTTGAAGTGGTTGAGAAGGAATATTTCTAGTATATAATTTTCTATTTTGTTCTTCTTGAAATTTTGAAACACATTCATTATTCATTTTAATATATAATATTACAATATATTTTATATATTTATCTTCTTATACATTTATTTTTTTTATACATTTGTAAATTTATATAAAGAAATATTACTAATAACAATAATAAAAGACCTACAATGTGTGGAATTTTTTCTATTCTTAATAATGATTATACTATTTCCACGGATTTAGTGAATCATTCTTTTATCAAAGGAAAAAGTCGCGGACCAGAATTTTCTACCTTAAATAATTATTTAAAACTAGTATTTGGTTTTCATCGTTTAGCAATTAATGGACTAAATAATGAATCCAATCAACCAATCATTGTGAATGATGTTATTTTAATTTGCAATGGTGAAATTTATAACTATAAGAGTCTATATGAATACATCAATGTAGAAGCGAATACAGATTCTGATTGTGAAATTATTATTCATTTATACATTAAATATGGTATAGAACAAACTCTTACCATGCTTGATGGGGAATTTTCTTTTATACTCTTAGACAATAGAATTACACATGATTTAAACAACAAATTATATGTTGCAAGAGATCCATATGGTGTAAGACCTCTTTATTATTTAAAAAATTATAATAATACAAATTTTATTAATAATACTAGTAACAAGAGTATTAATTATGGCAAAATATTTGGTTTTGCTTCTGAAATGAAGTGTTTAATAGATGTTTGTAATACAAATATTAGCAAATTTAAAATTAAACAATTTACTCCTGGAACTTATTCCATATTTAATTTATCAAATTTAGTTTATAGCGAATGGGAAGCGATAAAAGAAAATATCCCTTACTTTATTCCCACTTTTCCTTATACTAGTCGTTCATTTTATCAATTAGATTCTATGAATGAAATCTACCAATCTGTTTCTTATTATTTAAAGGAAGCTGTTATCAAAAGATGTAACACTACTGAAAGACCAATTGCTTGTCTATTATCTGGTGGATTAGATAGTAGTTTGATAGCTGCGCTTACGAATCATTTTTATAAAATAAATGACTATTCTTATCAACTAGAAACGTATAGTATTGGTCTGAAAGACTCTGAAGATTTAAAATATGCACGTTTTGTTGCTGATTATTTACAAACAAAACATACTGAAATTATTGTTACAGAAAAAGAAATGTTTGATGCTATTCCTGAAGTTATTTATGCCATTGAATCTTATGATGTTACAACCATTCGTGCAAGTATTGGAAATTATTTATTAGGAAAATATATATCTAAAAACAGTAATGCAAAAGTTATTTTAAATGGTGATGGTTCTGATGAGGTTTGTGGTGGATATTTATACATGAATAAGTGTCCAGATGATATTGAATTTGATAAAGAAACACGAAGATTGTTGAAAGATATACATTTATTTGATGTTTTGCGTTCAGATAAGTCTATTTCATCTCATGGACTGGAACCTCGTACTCCTTTTTTAGATAAATCGTTTGTGAATTATTATCTCTCTATTTCTCCTAGTATAAGAAATCATAATAATGAAAAAAACATTGAAAAATATATTTTGAGGAATAGTTTTTCAAAAGAAAATTTTAAAGATTTTGAAGGAAAACAATTATTACCAGATGAAGTTTTATGGAGAAAAAAAGAGGCATTTAGTGATGGTGTAACGTCTAAAGGTCGTTCCTTGTATCAAATTCTTCAAGAACATACTTCATTTCAATTAAATATGCAAAATATGGAAAGTCTTTACAATGTAGATCATATAGATGGATGTATTTTAACCTATTCGCCAAATATTGAATGTGAAAAATATTATTACAAACAAATTTTTCTTGACTTTTTTCCAAATTGTGAAACAATCCTCCCCTATTATTGGATGCCTAAATATACGAATGCTAGTGATCCTAGTGCAAGAACTCTTGATATCTATAACCATAATGATGAAAATGATGAAAATAATGAAAATAATGAAAATAATAAAATATCTAGTTAAAATATTTTATACGTTTAATATATGAAGAAAGATCATCATTTGGAATTGCAATATAAATTTTTTGATACAATTATTAAATTAACCTATTTTTTAACGTTTATTTCTGTTTTAGGAATTTCCAGTTATGCTCCTGAATATTTAGAAACATTAAATAATTTTACTAGAATTTATGTTTGTTTGTTTTTAATATGGAGATTTAACCCATTTCGTGATTCAAAATTTAACCCTTTACGTGCTAGTAAACTAGTATTTACAAATCTTGATAGAAAAATTGCGTTTAATGCAGGATTACTTATTTTAAGTACAACTATTATTAATAAATATATGCTTGGGTTAAAAGATAGATTGGTTGAATATATCAAGACACACTTTCTCAACAAATCTAGTTATTAAAATAATGATTTTTTTTTGTTTTATTTTTACTTATTTTTTTTTTTTTTGTTTTATTTATTTTTTTTTCATTTGTTTTATCTACTTTATCTAGTTTATCTAGTTTATTTGGCTTATTAAAAAAAAATTCTAAATGTGTCATTATTTGTCTACCTAATATTTTATCTATTTCATATTCTTCGTTTGTTTTAAAAATAAACGGATAATTATATTTTTTGTAATTTCCTATTATGTTATCTTGAAATTCGTTCATGTCAATAATATGTTCATGTAAGATTTTACTATTAATTAATCTTTCAACCATAGTTTCAATTTTTAAATCATAGTAATAAGGTTTTATAATTATATAATATATATTATCATTTGTCATTTCTGGATAAAAACAATCATCAATAAAACATATTTCTGTATTTTTTGATATTTTTGTACATTTTATTAAATCTTTATGAGTTTTACTACTTGTTGTTCTACATATTTCTATTATTTTTCCATTTTGTTTAAACGCTGAAATAATTTGATCAAAAAGTGAATAATTTATTTCATTTTCAAAGTATTTTATAATATAATTTACCCATTCCTTTGGTCCTTGATTATTTGTGTAGATCATTATTTTTTCACAAATTAATGTTTTTTTTTGATGTAGTAAATATTTTAATATATTTATTATGTTAGGTCTTATGAATTCAGGATACAAATTCAAAATATTATTAAAAATATGTTGATTTAGTATAATATTACTGTTTGTATTATTTTTACACAAGTATTTGTTTAAACAGTCCCAAAGTATTCCAAATTGTGTAAAATAACCTAACGTCTCATCTAAGTCAAAAATTACAATTTTCATGTACTAATATATTGTTTAGGTTTTTGTTTTTACATATATTATTATTGTTGTTAGTATTGTTACTACATTGATTTAGTTTTTTTTTATTTATAGTTTACTTTTTTTTATTTTCCTAATGTAGTAGCAAACATGAATAAAAATGATTACATTAAAATATTAGAATTTTACAAAAAAACTATTCCAAAAAACAAAACGCAACTGAAAATACAAGCGGAGAAAATATTATCTGAAAAATTATGCAGATGTATTAAAAAATTAGATCCTGTTAATGAAGCAAGATCTATTGGTATATGTACGAAAACTATTTTAAATAATAAAGGATTTGAAAGAGGAAAATTTTCTTGTAAAAAAAAACAACATGTAACCTTTAGAAAATATAATAAATCTAGTAAAAATAAAAATAGTAAAAAAAACAAAACTAGAAAAGAAAAAAGATAAATAAAAAAATAAAAGATAAATTTATATCATGAGTAAACTTTTATTATTTGATATTGATGGTACAATTGCTGAATCTGGAGAAGAAGTTGATAACCAAATGAAAAAATTGTTAAAAAATCTTATTAAAAATGGTTTCATTATTGGAATTGTCGGAGGAGGAAAATTAGACAAAGCGTTACAACAATTAGGAAATGTATATATTCAATATTATTTTACTGAATGTGGTTGTGTCTATCATGAAAATCAATCATTATTTTTAAATGAATTAAAGTTGGTTCCTGTATATTTAAAAAATATTCGTGACCATGAATTATATCCAAAAATTGATATCCTTGTCAAAAAATCACTCGGTTTTTTATCAACCGTTGATTATACTCTTACAGGTTATTTTATTGATTTAAGAAATGGAATTATCTATATTTCATTAATAGGATTAAATGCAAATAGTCAAGAAAGAAGTTATTTTATGGAACTAGACAAACTACATAACTACAGACAACAGTTACTTAATATTCTACATGAAACTGCTAAAAAACTAAATATATACGATAAAGTATCTATTTTTGAAGGTGGAAGTGTAGGAATTGCTATTTATCCCGTAGAATATGACAAATCCCAAGTTTTATCGGTTTTAGAGGGTAAATATAATGAAATACATTATTTTGGTGATAAATATTTAGAAAATGGTAACGATCATAACATAATTAATGATCCAAGAGTTATTGGTCATTGTGTAAACAATGTTTCAGATACAAAAAAAATATTAGAATCATTTTTAGAAAAGTAGAAAATAAAAGTGTTTTTATGTAAAATATAATTTTAGATAAAAAATAAATCGTATAATTATGAGTAAATCAATTTATGACATTATTATTATTGGTAGTGGAATGGCTGGATTATATAGTGCCTATAACATTAAAAAAATGTCTCCAGATACATCCTTTCTAATTTTAGAAAAACATAAAAAACAGTGGATTGGTGGCCGAACCAGTAATGAAATGTTTTATGGGACAGAAATTGTCACTGGTGCAGGTATTGGACGACGAAAAAAAGATAAATTATTATATAAACTACTTAAAGAACTGGATATTCCAACCAATGAATTTACTTTAGAACCAAGTTATTCAAAGACAATTCAGCATGTTTCAAATATTGATGAAACGATGAATTTTCTAAAAAAAGAATTTAATAAAACAAAGAAACTACAAGGTGAAAAGAATGATAAAGAAAATGATAAAAAGAATGATAAAAATATAAATCCTACTTTCAAACAATTTGCTAAAAAATTGCTAGGAGAGAAAGAATATCAACAATTTTTAATTACTACAGGATATACAGACTATGAAAATGAAGATGTGTATGATACTCTTTATAATTATGGGATGGAAGATAATGGTTTTCAATATAAAGCATTTCATGTAGAGTGGAAGGAAATGGTACTTCGTATGGCAGATGAAATCGGACATCAACATTTTAAATTTTCAACTAACGTAGTTTCATTTTCTAAAAATAAAGACTATCAATTTGAAATTCATACGGAAAATAATGCTAAATATTATTGCAATAAAATAATAATAGCTACAACGATTAGTTCTATTCGTAAACTCTTACCTGAATATCCAATTTATCAAGACATTGAAGGACAACCTTTCTTACGATTATACGGTAAATTTTCAAAAAAATCTATTCCTGTGATGAAAAAATATGTGAATGGACTTACAATTGTTCCTGGACCTTTGCAAAAGATTATTCCTGTAGACTCTGATAAAGGGGTTTATATGATCGCTTACAATGATAATGAGAACACAGTCGTGTTAAAAAATCATCTTCAAAATACAAAAGAAAATCGTGATTTATATTGTGAATTATTGGAACAAACACTTGGAATCACGACGAATACACTAGATCTTATTGCCATTAAAGATTACTATTGGCCGATCGGAACTCATTATTACAAACCATTAAATAAGAGTTTGTATACTAGTCGCGAAGATTTTATAGAAAAAGCACAACATCCAGAAAGATGCGTACTGGTGGTTGGTGAAGTAGTTAGTAATAATCAAGGATGGACCGAAGGGGCATTAGAAAGTGTGAAATTAGTACTAACAAAAAAATGGATTCAAAGTAATATGTCTTGTTAATAAACCATGTTAATAACTCATGTTAATAAAATTATAAATTTTCATCTATCAAATAGTATCCATGATAACCAATGGTAGAAAAAGCTAGTAATAAAAGCAATTCAAAATATAGTCTTTTTGTTTTTTCTTTATTGTATCCAATATACACTAAAAGAGGTCCTACAAGAAAAATATGAATTAAATTAAACCAATATGGTTTTTTATTTTTTATATTACTATAAACTTTAAAAGTATGATACAAAGTTACTATGATTCCTAAACCTAATAAAAAAGGATACATCCATTTAGCTATTTCCGTTCTACGTATTCCCACATACAAAAATAATCCTCCAACAAATATTATGTGAAATAGGTGGATAAATGTGTATGATGACATATATTTATTCCTTTTATTTTATTTTTCTTTTAATTAGATTTTTTTTAATTAAGTTTTTTATATTTAATCAAAATTTTATATTTTAATATAGTATAAATGGACACTAATCAATTCAATTATGAAAATACAGAAGTAAAAACGCAAATGGGAGGGAAAAAAATGGTTCGTAAAGTGTCTATTAAAAATGGAAAAGGTTATAAAAGTGTTACTAAATATCATAAAGGACGAAAAATAGCTACTAGTAAAAAACCCATCCATAAATCTCATGTTGGTCTTATTCAAATGGGAAAATTTATTCCTGGATTGTTTTCGGATTGCAAAACTTGTAAAAAAGGAAAAACAATGAAAAATAAAAAATAAAATTAGTAAATAAAAAATTAGTAAATAAAAAAATAGCAAATTATTTGGACAAGTGATCCAAAGCAGATAATAAAACCAACTCTTGTTGCGTCAATTTTTGAAATATTAAATTTTTATCCATAGATATTTGAAAATGCCTGGTACTAAATCCCAGATTTTTACAAACCATAAATACTCCATTATCTGTAATTTTCATCTCACAAAAAAGTGCTCCTTTGGTTAGATGTATTTCTTCTGGATCATCAATCGGAATCCATCTCAAATAAGTTCCATATTTTAATTCATTCATTTCATCTACATATTTGTAATTTTTCAACTTATTTAATATTTCTAAGGTATCTTTTCTTGAAAGTTTTAATTCGTTTAATATGTTTAAATTCGTTTCTACTATTTTTTTCGTTGTTAAGTTTAATAATAATTCATTGGATTCATTTTCTAATGCTTTTAATAATTTATTTGTATCCATTTATTAGCTTTATTATATAAATATAAGTAACTTTTATATTTATATTTATGTATTTATTTTTGATATGAGTAATCGCTTAATATCGTCCATATCTTCTCTTACGTCTTTTGGCAGTCTTGGATTTACATAATCCTGTTTTTCTAGGACAACGACGGGTTCCTTTAGAACATCTTGAATTGATTCTTGGTTTACCACGAGTTACAACGCATCTATAACCACAACGACGTGAGCCAGATTTACATCTTTTTTTCATACTAGGCATGACTATATATTAAATTCAGATAATTAATTTTACTCAACCTTTTTAAACGTAGTAAAGAACGAAGTAAAGAAAAGGTTGAACCAAAATTTGAAACTATTAATAATGTATATGGGAATGTTTTGG